TTTTAATTTCCTTTTTAAGACTTTTTAACATATCTTTATTAGTTGAACCTTTTTCAATTTCTTCAAGTGTAGTTAGCGCTTTGAGTTTCTTTTTACGCTTCATTATCTCCTCAGATATTTTCTTGGATTTAGCTTGATAATCAGCCATCTTACCTACCTCGTCAATTTCTTTCATATTAAGTTCTTCTCTGATAAGTTGTTGTATGATAGAGTGGAGTTTGGATTCTTGAATTGAAGTCTCAGATAGTGGTGTCTTTGAAAGTTGAGCTTTAGTAGCCATTACCGCCCCTAATCTATATTTAATATTATTCTGACTAACTGGTTTGATATTATATCCGTTACTTTTAACAGCGATAATTTTATGTTTTTGTCCTTTATGTGGACCAACGTTAGGATATACTGTATCCCCTACTTTAAATTCTTCCATAGATTCTTGTAATTTAATGGTTTTAGGTTTACCAGGTATAGGCATTTTCTTTACACCTTTTGAGTTCTGTGGTTTTACAGGCATTTCTTCTACTTTTTTAGGCATTGTTGTTTTGGCTTCTTTTTCACCAAGTGTATCTTTAGTATTGGCTTTTACTTTTTCAGTTTTTTCTGGCAATTCACCATATCCACTAGCTTTCCATTTACCTTTTGGTTCTTTAGGTTCACCTAAACCAGGTGCCTCTTTAGTATATCCAATACCTTTAATACCAAATTGGGCTTCTATAGCGTAGTAATTCCAGTCCTTACCTAAATTTTTAGCTACAATTTGTTTAACTTGATCTGTTGTTTTTAGCTTGTTTTTTGGATCTTGCATTTCTGTATAGAATCCGTTTAAGAAAGAATTACCATATATATTATCAATGTTTTTTGGATCTTTATTGTCGTACGCATATGCTTGTTTATCAAGAACTTGTTGAGACACTTTCTTTTCTTCAGCTTTGATGTTTTCTTCAAATAAACTGAACCAGTCTTTACGACCGTTTCCAGATATCATACCTAAATTAGCTTTATTTTCAGATAAGATACTTTTACTTTTTAAGATATTAACTACATCTTCGTAGTTATTATATTGATTAATATAATTTGGAAATAGGTAGCGGGCTTGTTTTAAGAAATATGTTTTATCTCCATTGCCTTTTTTTATTTGGTTATATTGTTCTTGTAATGTTATCATTATGTTTTTGTTTTATTAAGTGTAAAATAAGACATTTGCACTTGTTGTGTCTAATGAAGCGCTAGTTATAAATATAGGATATCCATGTCCAGCAAGGAAAAATAAATTTGATCCTGATGACATTAATGAATTTCCATTTCCATCTTTAAGACCTTTAAAATGAGCTACTTGACTTTGTGGTGATGAAGTTGAGTTAGGGAGGACAGTAAATCCTGCGAAAGAACCAGTAATAGATTCTCCTTGTTTTAGTAATGTAGCGGTTGCGTTTACAGGTATATTTGCCATATTATATTTTTAGTTTTTAAACATTTCAATTAAGTCATTTAAGTAATCAACTGCTAAATCTGTACCATATATAACAGAAAAATCAGGTTTTTGTTTATAAGTATCCATTGTTTTTTGTTTTGCTTTTTACAATAATGGTAATAATTCGTTAAGTTTAGTCTCTAACTTATCAAATCCAAGTATACGTCCAGCTATATATTTTTTTAGTTCAGGGCTTTCAATACCTAATGTGTTAATATATTCTTCAACATTAGTATTTTCCCATAAATATTTAGTATCTACCCATTTTGCATTTTTGGCTAACTTCTTAGTATTAACATGTTTGTATCCAAATTTCTTCACATACATATTATTAGTAACGCCAGTAAGACCTGCTTTAGGACCTTTACCTAATGTAGCTCCAGGATTAGTCTCATCCAATGGTTGATTAGGTGCTAATTTGTATTCCAATTTATAAGCGTATTTTATAGACTGAGCACCTTTAGCTTTCTTGTCTGGCTTGAAAGCAAATGGTGTAGCATATTGTGGGCCAATTCCTGGTGAGAAACTAGATTCACTTGGACCTACTGAACTTATTTCTTTAAGTTTCTTAAGAACAATGTCTGTTATTTTATTTTTATCCATGCAATTTAGTAAGTTCTTCTAATAATTCATAATATTGTAATAAATTAACTAAATCGTCATTCCCTACATTATCTGTTTTACCTAATTCTACTAATAAGTTAGATACCTCATTTATTTTAATCTTAATAACTTTTTCTGTTACTTTTTTATTTAAACTATTTAATGATTTTTTAATTTCATTAATTTTAGTGTTATAAAATTGACGCAATGTAGGAGTTGAGTCTACTGAATTGATAAATTCTTTTAAGATTAATTTTTGATTATTGTTTAAATTAGCGTATTTCCCATTAAATTTTTCTAATAGTACTTTATAAGTTAAAATACGAAGATCTTTATCATATGATTTAAATTCCTCTAATAAATTATCTTTTACTTGTTTTTCATTAACTGTTTTATTAGTTAAAGTTTCAAGTAATGCTATTTTATTTGCAATTATTTGATCAGGATTTGATAAATTTTCACTATTATATATTTCAATAAGTGTATATAAAGCTGCTTGAGCTTTATAATTAGGAAGTTTAGTTTTAAAAAATTCATCTAAATTATAATGATTAGATATCTCTTTAATAAGATTATATTTTTGTCTTTTAAGAGTTTTTCTATTTAATTGTTTAGATGATTCAATTATTGTATTAATTACAATGTCTGCTTTTCCTTCACTTAAATGTCTTTTACTAAGTAATGTTTCATATAACTTATATTCTTTACCAAGTTCTGTCTTAACAAAGAATTTTTTTAAGATAGGTGTGGCTTTAGAATCTTTTCCTGATAGGCTATCAGCTGTTATTTGTCTTACAAGCAATTCAAACAAAATGCCTGTATTTTTGTATTTAGAATGAGATATTCGCATTCAGTGGTTTTTATTATAAATATATGATAAATATTACTCTTTCAATTGACTCTCGTCTAATAATGTAATGTTTTCAGTTTCTTTGGGAAAAAGTGGTACTTTACTTAATCCTTCTATTAACGTCTTATTTTTCTGATATACTGATTGAGCTGTTTCAAGAGCAAGTGGAGATCCACCTTTGTAATTAGTTTTACCATATTCTTCTTGGTCATCAGTTTTCATATCTGCTTTACCTAATCTGTCTCTACCAAAAGCATTCTGTTGAGTATTTATGTTAGATGCCTTTTCTACAGGACGACCTAGTTTTAAATCTTCGTCATATCCATCAGGTACATTTTCAGGATTACTTCCCATTCTGCCTTTACCATATAATGTAGCTAAGTCATGTGGTGTACCGTATGATTTACCTGTAGTTTTAGGATCATTACCTTCTTCAGTGATTTGTTTAATTCTGAATTCACGTTTAGCGTCTTCTAAAGCTAAGTCTCTATATTCTGAGTATTGATCTTGTGATAAATGGAATACGTTGTCATATATCCAATCTGTAGGTAAGAGTTTAGATTCTTGTATACTCTTTGCTAGTTCAACTTTTTCTTTCAACAACGCTATACGCTCTTGGTCATATATAATGGATGGAGTAGTGAGTGATAATTCGAAATTGGTAAGTTGGTCTGATGTATATCCTTGAGTATATAAATGAATTAATGCAATTTTATATAATTCAGATAATGTAATGCGTTGTATTCTGTCAATAGTACGAGCAAAACGAATATCTTCAGCAGCTAACGTAGCTTTACCTGTTAAATCTTTCTCATATCCCATAAACGCTTTAGGTACCTTTAAAGCGGCAAATAACTTATCTCTTAAATATGTCACATCATCTATCGCGGTATATTGTAAACCAGGTAGATTTTCAATCTTGGTTACTTGGTCGTTTCCACGTACAGGTATGAAGAAATCTTCTAATAAGTTTTGCATGTTGTACTTTAAATTATATTGACCTGTTTCTTGATCAATAAACGGAGTACGTTTCATGGTAGAAATAGTTTTTTGCATGAATGGTTCAACCTCATTAGGTGGAATAGAACCAACATTAAGATAAAACACACGTTTATCTGGCGAGCGAGAAATACGATGAATTAACATTGCGTCTTCCATTAATGTATATTGCTTAAATAATCTACGAGCAGGTTCAATATATGCTCTACCATATGGTAAGTAGTTATTATCGGTCAATAGACGGAAATGAGCCATCTCATAATTGTCGAAGAACATACCTGGTGAGTTTTGTGGGTCAGTACCAGCTACACTATAATATCCAGACCCACCAGTGTAAAATCCATCTGGAGAATACTTAAATCGTACTGAGAATGGGTTATCTTTGTCATATCCTTCTTGCCTTTCAATGTGATACGCCGCCATTGGAATTACATTGTACACACCAAATTTTTCAGATATTTCTAGTTTAAGGAAAAAATCACCATATTTACACATTTGACGTATCCAAGCCCATAAATTAAACTCAATATTCAATATGTCATAAAATAAGTTATATAATGTCTTTTGAACGTCTTCATTGCTGCTCCTAATTTGTAATACCTCACCCATATCGTTCTTTAAAGTACATTCTTCAGCGACAATATCGAGGGCTGATGCCACAATAGCGTCTGTATCCATAATGTCGTAATCTGAATATATTTGAGTTCTTAAGTAGCGGTAATTTAGGTTAAATTGCGCTCCAAAAAGTGATGTGGTGTTAGGTGAATATATTCTGTTAAATCTATCTACCAATGCGTTTGTTGCAAACTCACCTGATTGTTGGATTGTGTTTGTGTCTATAACTTTAACTTGGTTTCCACCATCGTTACGGATTACAACATCTGTTGAAAACAAACGTTGCAGTCGTTTAAATATACTTGTATCTGCCATAGTAATATAATATACATATAAATATTGAGGGAACCAAGTAAACTCTAACTAAAAATCCAACTAAAGTTTTCTTTCCCTCCCTTAGTGTCATCTAAAAGATATGGATTATCACGACCTGTAGCGAAATATACACCTTGGGTTGTACTTGGTTTGCTTATTCCACCTAATGCTGCTCTGGTAAGGTCATGACTCTGTTGTCTGAACTTCAGTGACGTATCTCGTAAATACATCCCCATGCCGAACGACATTATTAAGTCATCATTATATCCTGATTGTGCTTCTGCTCGGCCATTTTTCCATACAAATACCTTCATTTCTTCTAATAAGCGTTTAGATTTTATTGTAACTGATCTATCTCCGATATACTCTCTAAGTTTGTTTATCACTAGCGGTCGTGTTCTAAGAGACATAGTAAATCCTGGAGTCACATTATCACTGTTTTCATACTTATTAAAATATGACTCAACAGTTAAGGTGTCTGCTTTAGGTGAATAATACATGTTTGGATACCCTCGTTCTAAAATAGCGTCTATTGTGGCCCATCCTATATTAGCGTTTTCTACAACAAGTAATGCTTGGTTGTATTCTGTAGCTACACCCACTAAAAAATATCCAAATTCTTTAGGTGGCAATTGGCCTTTATATTCAGCTACCTGTGTATTAGTAGCAATGTCTATGACATGAAATGCTGAAAAGTCCCTACCATCTCCTCTCGCTACGTCCGCCACTAGCATATAATCTCTTTGATAATCTGGTTGTTCCCATACCCAGTAATTTTGGTCAGCCCCCCTGCGTTCAGCTGGATCTTGTATTGTAGTTGTGGATATGAATTCTACCCATTCACTATAGAATACTACATCACCAGATGTATTAAAGTTACAGTCACATTCTTGTGCCGCTAATCTTGGGTCACCTAAGAGTTCGTCTTGTTTTTTTCTCCAAGCATCATCACGTTCAGGGTGTACAAACCATGGTAACTTAATAGGTAAGAAATCATTATCTGCGTTTTCGGCTGCAATCCATGTTTGGTGAAACCAGTTTCCCGTTCCGTATGGTGTGGATAATACTATAGCACCACCGCCTGTTGCAAGAGTTTGTTGTGCAGATGCCCATGTTTCTTCAATATTTTCTATGAACGCAGCCTCGTCTACTATAAGTAGAGACACAGCTTCTGAACGTGCTGCGTCGCTATTTGACGATTTGGCTTTGATTTGGGATCCGTTAGCTAGCCGTATAGATAACTTATTGTTTTCTTCAGCAGTTACTTTCAACCACGACGGTAAGTTATCATACATGAACTTAACCTTAGTAACCATATTACGGGCTGTTTCCTGTGTTTTAGATAAACATAAGACGTTTTTATCTTTATGAAATAACATTAACCATAATGAGTATCCAGCAGCCAATGTTGATATACCTAACTGTCTAGATTTAAGTACTATTGAATATGGGTTATCTTTCCATAATGTTAATACTTTACCTTGGAATGGATATAAATTAAATATAACGCGTCCTCGCTGTGGATGTTGGATGAATGTGTATTTTCTAATAAAATGTTCAGGTGAGGCTGCGCACTTTATATATTCTTCTTTTATTATATTTTTTATATCTTGGTTCATATGTTTATATGACTATAAATATTATATAAGGATATAAAAACCCGGCCTAAGCCGGGTTTAACTAAAGTTAATATCTATTCTTATCCTATTAAATCTGTTAGTTTATCTTGTTCTTTTTCTAGTTCTTTTTTAACTTTAGTTTTTTCTTTAAGTTGGTTTAGGAATTTTTCTTTTTCAGTACCTTCAGAACTTTTCCATTTTCCAGCTAATTCTTTCATTTCTTTTTCTAAATCCTTTAATTGAGTAGTAACGCGTTGAAGTTTAGTTACATTACTTCCACCTTTTTTGGCAGCTACTTGAGCTTTTTTATCAATTTTTTCTTCATCTTCTGTTTCATCATCATCA